TAACATATCTGCCGTGTAAGGTATCGTCTCGTTAAACCTCAACTCGCCGCCGTGATCTACGGACTCTGCAAGGAGTTTGATATAAAACAAGACATACTCTTTGCCCTGTGGCATTGACTCAAGTATCTTTATATCGTGTCTCTTGAAGAAGTCACGCCTCAACTTGAGCCAATAAAACCGCTTATTGTCTGTCATCTGTTTTACCTCCTTGTCAGACTAAATCTTCACCATAACTCATGCGCCGTCCGCACAACGGGCAAACCCTGTCGGGGTATCTTGAATAAGTGCCGCACTCCGAGCAAGTCACGCCGTATTTGTTCTCCTTGTCTACGGGTAGCCACTCTGCGTAGTTGTCCGCCTCATTGTCTATGTCACTTGTCATCTGTTGTTGCCTCCTTGCCCTTTTCCTTTTCCTTTGCCTGTGCCTCTGCCTTTGCCTTGTGGTTATCAAGTAACTTGAAAATCTTTTGAGGGTCGGTCACAGAGTCAATCTTGTATTTTTTCCACACGGCGGCGGCGGTCTTGCCTGTCGGGTCGAACTGATAACAAAAGTCCGTCAATGCCTGTTTTGCCTCGTTCAATGCCTTTTCTGCCTCTGCCTTTGCCTCTGTGGTCTCACTCTTGGTGTAGAGATACAATCCGAGTCCATGTCGCGCAATTGCCTTTGTAATTGCTCTTTGAATTGTTTTGGTAACATCAAAAGAATTGACTTGTTCAAACAAAATAGGCTTGTTTTTGTAGTCCAAAACCGGCAAATACTCGATATGCTCGATACCGCAGACAGTAACACCCACTTTGACCCAACAGGTGCTATTGTCGGTGTGATAATTCCACCCTCTCTCGTTCTCATAGACCTTGTAATTTGCGTCTGGGTATCTCTTTTTAAGTTCTGCCCACGCCCAAGACCAAGACAGGTAGGTCAACCCGTTTTTGTTCTGGGTGTGGTCGTTTACATCTATTGCGTAGAGTTCATCAAATTTGTAGAGTTCATCAAGGTTATAGTTATCCTCTGGCATAAGTTGCCCTCCTTAATCGTTGTAGTAGTTGTCATCTGCACTAATGCTCGACAGATCATCAAAGATTTGTTCTATTAAGCAATCACGGCAGAGCCAAGACGCGTTATACTCATAGAGTTTGCCACCCTCGCACTCTGCAATATTTGTTATGCAAGAGTCACAACACACGCCCTCTTCTGCATTAGTCTTGCACCTGTGCGGGTAATTGCCGTCCTCGTCACAAACACTCATTGTTTGTCCTCCTTGTTCTTGAGATAAACTGTCACACTCTCGCTAGACTTTGCCTCAAATAAGAAAACCTCACGACTCAACAGGTCGGGTGAGAGTGTGTCGGGTGTCGCGTCTATGCCCTCACTAGGGATAATCAGTATTGTTGCGTGGTTGGAGTCCTCGCCGTCCACGACTCGAACCTCGTCACAGGCACAATAGACAAACTCTTTAAGTGTCATTTTCTCTGCCCTCCTTGTCGCCCTTAAAGACCTTGGGTCTCTTGAGGCGGTATATGTTTACTTGAACCGGCACTCTGCGACCTCCGATATAACAGGTCAAGCCGTTTTTGTTGATATAGTTACGCCTCACCCTGTCCGACTCTTCATCTGTCAAGTCGGTAGCAATAACAACGCGCTTTTTGAGTTCATAACTCACCGCCACTACCTCATATTTGAAGTCATACATTGTCCTTGCCTCCTTTGATAAGACACAAGCAAAGATCAACAAGAGACGATTTGTCCATATTTGACAGAGCGACTCTCAACGGGTTTGTCGGTGGGTTGTATAACTCTATCGGGTCGCCGTCCATAAATACCCTGTTTGGTGTCTCTGCCGTTCTGGGCGACACTCTCTCGGGTGTCTGTATGACAGGCGGTTCAATTGTTTCAATGGTGGTAGTGTGTAGATTGAATGATATTGACAAATCGTCACCGCCTCTGCGCTCTATAAAGTGGTAAAGGTCGGGATAACCGCCGTATTTTATGCTCACATATCGCGCCGTCTCATGACCCGCGGTTCGACTGCCGCCCTTTTTCAACTTGTAGACCCTGTTGTTGTTTGCACAACTCATGCCGTCACCAAACCTCAACGCACTATCCTTTACCGCAATACTTATAAACTCGGAGTTTGTGATCTTGAGCCAAGATGAGTTGCGAAAAGTGATATTGACTGTCTTGTCTTTGCCTATGGAGATAGTCACATCTTTTTTTGAGTGGTGGTGTAACTTTGAGTAGATAGATAATTGTTTTGACATTGTGTTGTCTCCTTGTAATTAAAGTTCATTAAAATAATTGCCGTTATGTCTGCCGCTAATTAAAATTCAGTAAAATAATTGCCGGTTATGTCTGCCGCCTCTTTGCGGTGGTCTTTAATCTCTATGACCTGTGCAGACTCCTTGAGCCTGTCTCGCTCTGCGGTTATCTTGGCTAACTTGTCCTTGAGGTCTTTGTTCTCAACGACAATCTTTGCCGCGCCGTAACACGCAAGAAGAAAACCCGCCCCAAAACTTGCAAGACATAACAAAAACCTAATAAATAACTCTGGGTTCATACTGTTTACCTCCTTTAGTCCTCAACTATCCAAACGGACAGATAACAGGGGTTATAAGTCTTTGACTCGCTCTCGCTCTCGGTGAAAATGTCTATGTCATAACCCTTGATTGCAGACCCCGTGTCTGTTGCCTCGAAGATGATTAGAGGGTCTGTGTACCCCTCTATGACAAGTTTTGTGCCTAGGGGTATGACAGAGGGGTCAACCGCTACTGTGTGACAGGTGGGGTCTGTTGTAACCTTTTTGCCACTTGCCGTAATACCAAGGGTGTTACCGCATTGTTCAACTGTGGCGGCATACATTGTCGAGTAGAACTCGCCCTTGTAGATCAACTTGACATAGACAGGGTCTACCGAGTCTATGAGGTCATAGATTGCCTGTGCCTCGTCTAACCTCGCCTTTGCCGTCTCTTTGTTTGCCTTGGTCTCAAGTGCCGGTGTGGGGTCAAACTCAACCTCAAATGCAGAGAGGGTCTTATATGCCCTTGTAATGCTCACATTTGCTCTGGGCGACTCTGCCTCTGTCTCTGAATAGTCGAATAGGTACGGGGTCGCCGTGACGATAAAACCCACGCCAAAGAGGGTTAGAACGGCAAACAGATTAAAGAGCCTGTTATACATCAAAACACCTCCGACAACTCACGCCCCAAGTATTCACAAATGCGCCTCTTTTCTGTGATCTTGAATGACCGCTCACCGCTCAAGGTTCTTTGTGCCGTCTTGGTGCTTGTCTGCATGACCTCTGCGAGTTCTGCAAGGTTCGTGAACTCTGCCGTTATAACGGGATAGTTTGACTTTTTTGTCTGTCTCATTTGTTGTACTCCTTGTAACCTGTGTCAAATGTCATTTGACACTCTCGGCAAAAAAAATGTCTTTGATCGTGTCCGAGTCTGCATTGATGAGTTTAACTATTGCCGTTGCGTCTCGGATAGTCAGAGAGTTTTTGCCGGTCATCTTGTTTGAGATTGCCTGTCTTGAACAACCAAGGGCAGTTGCAATCTCTGCTTGTGTAATTCGCTTTTCTGCGAGTGCGCCTCTCAACTTGTTGTAGTCAATCATTATTTTACCTCCTTTCGCGGTTTGTCATGTCAGAGTTGACAATTAGACTTTACAAATAACAAGAGTCCTTGTCAAGTACAATTTGACAGTAAGAAAGTTACTATTGCGTTACAACAACACAGGCTTTATTATATAAGCCTTTAAGGAGTGCAAATATATGAATGAAAAAGACAGAGAGAGGGCGTTGCGATTTGGTGCTTATGTAAAGTCCTTGAGACAGGCACAGGGCAGGAGTCAACAAGAGGTAGCGACCAAGTGCGGCTACACCTCAAGAGCGGCAATCAGTAGTCTTGAAAAGGGCAAAAATGACCTTGCCTTTGATAAGTTACCACTACTCGCACAGGCTCTCGGTGTTGACCCTGTGGAGTTATTCTCTATTTATGCAGATGACGAGGCAGAGACCGCAGAGACTCAACCCCAGATTGAGGCTATAAAGGGTATGTTATTTGACCTGTCGCCCGTCCAACTACAACAAGTGGCGGCAATAGTAAAGGTCATGCGAGATCAAAACAAAGGCGGTGCGGTATGAGTGCGCCTGTGTGGTCTGATAGAGAGGGTAGGTGGACTCTGCGTGTCTATGAGAACCGCCGTTGTGTAAAGAAGTTCACAAGCACCAAAAAGGGTGTTGCCGGTAGGAACGAGGTATTAAAAAAACGCACCGAGTATGAGTGCGGCGGCACAGTTAAAGCCTCTGTCGCCTATGAGTGGGCGCGATTTTTAGATGACCTGTCTGTCAGATATTGCCCAGAGGCTCTGCGTAATGTCGAGATCATAGGCAAAAATAATATATTGCCCAAGTGCAAACACAAGATTGTATCTAGTATGTCTGTCAATGAGTGGCAAATAATAATCAATAGTGCAAGGAAAAAGAACGGCGAGTTATACTCTCGGAGGTATTACAAGACAGTTAGACAGATAGTAGGGTCTTTTCTCAAGTTCTGCGAGAGAGACGGACTACAAGTCGCTAACTCTGCGTTGCTCTACACCCCAAAGAACGCACCCCAAAAGGAAAAGGCAATTATTACACCCTTTGTGGCAAAGAGGTTGTTTGATGACAACGAACCCTTTGCACAGGACTATTTTATACACTTTTACCGCGTATTGTACCTGTGCGGTCTGCGCCCATCCGAGTGTTGCGGTCTGCGGTGGGTTGATCTAGACGGCGACCGCCTAACCATAAGACGAGCGGTCACAAGGACAATGCGTGTCACAGAGGGCAAGACAGAGAATAGCCGCCGCACACAGTTTTTGCCCGACATAGCCTTGAGAGAGTTTGAGGCACAACGAGCCTTGACCCAGAGTCTTAATAGTCCTTGGATATTCCCAAACTTTAGCGGCGGTATGCTCTGCCAAGACCTACCCGCCAAACATTGGGTCAAGATACGCCAAGAGTTAAACTGTGAGAATGTCGCTCTCTACAATTTCAGACACTCTTATATTACAAACCTTGCGACTGCCGGTCTGCCTCTAATCTGCCTCAAGTCCTTGTGCGGTCATTCTCTTGATATGCCCACACTTGAGGTCTACGGACACACAACCGAGTCAGAGTTGAGACTTGCTCAAGATACACTCAACAGGATATTTGCCGCACTCTGATATAATAAGGGTGTCAATGCCCTTTAGTATAACAGTAGTGCAAACGGCTTTGACCCGTTAAGAGTAGGCGCACCACCTACAAGGGCAACCATAAAAAAAGACCCCTCGTTATGAGGGGTTGTTTTTTATGTCCTGTCTGATAAGTGCTTTAAGCCTTGCCGCCGTGTCGCCTCTGTCTAACCATTCTACAATGTCCGACTCGGTCTCTCGGTTGACTCTGAATTGATAGAGTCTGCATTTGTGGCGGTAGTTCTCTTGCGCCCTCTTGAGTGACTCATACATAGATCATGCCTCCTTAATCAAGATATTATGAGCGAGACCCAGAACGAGACCGGCTACCTCATAATTTTTGTACTTGCGCCTCAAGTCCTCGTTTGCCAAGAACTCATAGACCTTGCCAAAAAAGACCTGTGTTGTCTCGTCCGTGTAGATTGTAACTGTTGTCCTACAATCCATAATGTCTAATAGATCAATGAGTCTGCCGTCTATCAATGCGTTGTTGTTTGTCATCTTGTCTGCCCTCCTTAACACTCAACATAAGATATAAAACTCTCGACCTGTGCTATGCGGTATTCGTAGTTTTTCCACGACTCAAGACCGCTCTCTTTGTGATACTTTTTGGCAAAGTTGAGTCTGTCTATTGCCTCACTTAAAACCTTGACCGGCTTGTTAGGGTCAAAGGTTGTCCACTTGCTCTCTGTGGGTCTCTTGAACTCTACGCGATACTCTGTCTCTTTGATATACTGTGTCATTTGTCGTTACCTCCAAGATTTATTTTGTGGGCGGTTTGACCGCCGCCCTCGGTTTGTTTTCTTATAGTCCGCACTTTGCCATTGTTCGTGCAAGTTCTCTGTCTATTCCTTGGTCTGTGAGTTCTTTTATCCTTGCGTTGAGTGCCTGTCTGTTTGCCTTGTTGATACCCTGTGCAATCCTCTCTCTTGTCTCTATCTCTTTTGCGAGTCTGTCGAGTCCGTAAACTGTAATCATTTGTTGTTACCTCCTTGATTTGTACCCTCATTATAACCCCTCGTTGACTTATAGTCAATACTATAACAAGAGATTATTTGTGAATTATTTGTGACCGCAAAAAGGGGCGACAAAAAGGGGCGACACAAGAGGACAACTTGCAGACAGGGTGAGGACAGGTCAAGAGCAAAGAGCCTATAAATAGACACTTTGCAGACTTTACAAGGTCATTTGTCCTCTTGTATATTATTTTCAAGTCCTGTCAGGCGCACCACCTACACCCCTTGAGACACAAGGTCTTGAGGGGTGTGTGCTTTTTGACGGGACGACAAACGGGACGACAAACAATCGTTCTAGTTTACTTGGAGTTAAGTATTACTAAACCAAACAGGCATAAAAAAAGACCCCCACCACAAAGGGTGAGGGTCAGAGGTTAAAGAGTCCGCGCCGTGTTGAGTTGTTGCAAATCTATAATTAGGGGAGGTAACATTGTATTACAGGACAGATAAAAGACCGGCGCGGTCATCTGTTATACCTTTTGCAGATAAGACATAGACACCCAACCGACAGGACAGGTTGTCTTGTGTCTCAAAGTAGGGTCTGTGTAACACGGACAATCAATGACCTTGCCAAACCCGTTGACTTGATCGTAGATTGTCACCTTGTCGCCGTTAGCGAGTCTGCCTACTTTTTCAGAACTCGTTGTAGGCTCTTTGCGTATTCTCAAGTTAGTGTTGATCTTGACTACCTTGTATGTCTCGCCTGTGGGCGTAGGCTCTGGGGTAGGTGTCGGAGTCGGAGTAGGTGTAGGCTCTGGGTTCACTTGCTCGTCCGCAAAGACAGGGCAGATAAAGCCTCTGATATTCTTTGCGTTGACACTCATACGCCTATTACCTACCGCATTTGACTTGTTGCCCTCGGTCACGACAAAAGACTTTTGAGCAACACTAGTGATAATACCTGTGTGGTCGTGTCCTGTGGTATTGTCTGTCTTTGGCTTGGGGTCGTTCCAAGCATAGATAATAACATCACCGACACTAGGGATATATGCGTCATCTTCGACCCAGATATTAGCCGCCCTCGCTTTTTCTATCAAGGAGTGCGAACCCTTGCCGCATGAGTAGTCAACAGGCACACCGACAGAGCCGGTCAATACATTGTCGGTCTCTTGTGCTACCGCACCGACAAACAATGCACACCAAAGAGAGTTAGTGTCTGCCTTGCGTCCTTTATCACACGCCTTGTTGTAGTCTGCGACTATCTGCGCATGACCCTTTGACCCCTCTTTTGTGCCTACCCAAGACAGAGCCTTTTTGACAAAGTCATTTCTTTTGCTCATAGATCATGCCTCCTTGTCTGCGTCAACCTCTGGCAGACCCGCTAAAGAGGTCAACAGAGAGAGTATTGCGGCGAGTAGTGCGGTGCTACCCACTACCGCCCAATTTACGGACTCAAAAAGAGCCGTTGTGCCGATAGTTGCAATTGCTACTTGTGCGGCGGTCTTTAAGGCTCTAACCCCCGCGCATTTCCACCAATTAGCATTAGTAAGTGTGTTTTTCATTGATCTTGCCTCCTTTACTCATCTTGTCGCCAAGTCTCGGTTATCTGCAATTTGCTCACAAGTCCGTCTAGTCTCTTGTGCGCAGACTTAGTCGATTGCTCACACTTAATTACTCGTTCTTTTAGATCATCATTGAGGGCGTCTTGTGAGTCGGTGAACTTGTCAAGTTTTTTCTCTAGTTGCTCTATGCGATAAGTAGTCAACTTGTTACTCACAAGCACACCCGACAGAGAACCTATAAAGGTTGATATTGCCGCCACTATTGCGGTTATTGTCTCTGCGGTCATCTTGCGCCCCCTTTAGTTTGCCTGTGTGAGTGTGTATTCAATAGTCATTGATTGTGTAGGGGTTTTCTCAACAGGCGTGTCAAGGTTAAACTTTGTAGCAAGGTAGAGTTTGCAGACAGATATTACATTCTCTGCCCCTGTCGGACATATATTAGGTGCGACTATACCGCCTGTTGCGAGAGTGTTTGAAGTGTCTGTGCGGCGTTCTGCACTCTGAACGGGGTATAACTTGTCACCGTTGATTAAAAAAGACTTGTGCACGATAATGCCGCCAAGATTGACAAAGTCCTCGTTGATAACATGGAACGCGTCATAACTATCAACTCTGCGAGAAAAGCGATAATCTGAAAAGTCCGACATATCAACCTCTGTTATATCACCCGTACTAGCAAGGTTGACAATAAATATCTTGTTTGCGTCCGTATAAGTGTTTGTATATCCGTAGACATACAGATGATTGTTATAAACTATTGCTTTAGTAGGTCGCGTGTCATATACCTTGTTTGAATTGACATTGAATTTCCAAAGTTGAGCACCTGTGACAGTAATACTAGAGTGTGTGACATTACCTGTTGTCAAGTCAATGTCATCTCTATATAGTGTCGTGCCGCCCTGTGTAGGCACACCAAACAGGACAAGTTTATTATTGTCAAAGTCAAACCAATAGTAGTAACCCTGTCTCGTTGTTGCATAAGAGTTAGGCAGAGTAGCCGTGATCGACTCTGTATAATCGGTGCGCGGCACAAGTGCGCCGCCTTGCAGAGAGAACGCGGTATTGTTTATAGGGGTCTTGTATATATGAACTGTGTCACCGCCTACAAGATAGACATTGTACGCCGTGTTGCCGTCTATTGCGAGAGGGCAGGTCGCGTTGTCGCCGTAGGCATACTGTCTGTTTATACTCGCCACACTTGCAAAAGGATTAAGGCTTAATTGTGCGGTAGACTTTACGCCGCACCCATAAGACCCCACATCTGAATGAGTCAAACCTATTGCAGATATTCTCTGTGCGTTACCCGCACTAGGCGACCAAGTCCAAACAAGTTTGACCGAGTTTTGAGTCAAGACCAATTTTGTGTCATCTGGGTTGCCTCTCGTTGTATCGTCACTTTGAGAGGTGAGAGGCACTTGTCCGGCATGAGCGACACAGGCGTTGGAGGTCTGGGCGGGTATTCCATAAGAGGTAGGGTCTGTGTCGAGAGGGTCTGCAAAGACAAGCACACCCCCAAGGTATGTAGAGTAAAGGTCTGCAAAGTTGCTATAATTCACCAACCCGCCGTAGTTACTCTTGAAAATGTCGGGCAGAGCGTCTGTCTGTAAATTGTGCTTTTCAACTGTCTTGACCTCACCTGTGACCTTGTCTTTGAGTGTGATCTTGACAGAGCCTTTGAACCTCGGACAGTCGCTACCCTTGGTCTCGCCTTTTGCGATTGTGTCACCTAGTCTCATTGTTTGAGCCTCCTTTTGTTTTCTGCCTATAAAAAAGACAACCCCTCTGGGTTGCCTCTTGTTGTCGTTTCAATTCCTATTTTGCCGAATTGCGTAAAAGGTATTGTAACTCAATTTTCATTACTTCAACGAATGCCAGAACTCTAATTCTTATCCGTTGCTTTCGTGGCATTTCAGATAATATCTCGTTCCATAACTCGTTGAATGTCATTTGTTATCGCCTTTCTTTTTTGCATCTAACCACTTAAAAAATACATGAGATGAAATAAAAGCGGTTATAAAAACTATAATTGTAGAAATTATTAACCAAGCCATTCTCTTTACCTCGTTCCTATAAATGTTACCAACAGAAAATCTGTTTTTAACTTGCTGTTCTAATCATAAAAACATCCAAATTCACTTGTAACCCTTTAATTATAGGTATTTGCTAACTTGCTTACAATTTGCAAGTAATTTATCAACAGAAAATCTGTTTATAATCCGGCTATCACGGCAACCCACTCCCCGCAAGGTTCGTCAAGTTGTTTGATTTCCACATTTTCAAAACCTCGAAAACATTTTGAAATATACTTTGAAAATTTTGAAAGTTACTGTCCTTCAATATAATCTTTCAACGAACAAGCATACACAACACTCGTATCTCCGTTAGTGTCCGTGAATACATTGTTAGTTCCCACGATTGCACTAATCTGTGTTGGTGTGAGTTGTATTGTCTGTGGTGTGGCAAGTTCGTAGGCTATCTTGCAACCTTCTGTGGGTAATGCACTATTTAGTGCCGTAATATCTTTAACATAAGAACCGTCCTTGTAGTAATTCAATAAAATAACTCCGCTACTGGTATAACATATTGAATTCTTAACACTGCCAACCGCATCTGCATAACTTGTCGCTCTTGTAAAGCAATTACAAAGAAAATTACCATATCCCGCTTTAGGCGTATGTGATAGGGTATTTGTCATTCTGTAACCGTTAAGCTCATAACCCGACAAAGTAAAAGAATTGAATGTATCAATTGCATATGTAACCGTCAGCAATCCCGTAGTTACATCAAGCAAACCCCCGTAAACTGTCTGACCGAGGGAGACGGGGTAGGTGTTGCCATTGAATGCGTGATACTGTGTATCGCTTGACTGATAGTTAATGCTTATATCGTTGTTGTAGGTTGTGCCGTATGCTTGTGACATATTAAAGTACACAAACGCACTATCCGCAGGTGTTGTAAATGTTCCGTTATTTAGAGTTATTGTTCTGTAAAGCACATTTCCATTAGCATCAGCAACAATTAAATGAGCATTCTTCCCTGCACTATTCATATAATATGTATGGTTAGGCACAACACGAATTGGATTTTTTGACCTAATATGAATATTGTCTACCAACTTAATAACAGTATTCGCTTCCGCATCATAAGTCCCAAGTTCCCATTGTTCATCCCAAGGGTTTACACCACTAACAGACACATTCGCACTCGAAAACCCTGTTATCGGTCTTACATTATCGGGTGAAGGTGTGCCACTTCCTTCTTGCACCGCATTTATATCAATCGTGCAGTCCTGCAAGGGTAATGCAAGGCTTGTGTCAAAGGTTGCTATTGCACCGCTTGCCGTGTTGCCGTAGACGGGGGTATATCTTGCAATCTCATTCACCGCCCCGACCAAACTTGACTTGTCCGAGGTCGTGAGTTGAGACAAATCACCGATTTTATCGTTGACCTCTTCGGTTGCCTTTTCCGCTATCTGGGCAACACTCGCAGACTTGGTCGCATGGTCGCCCCCGCTCTCTTGATCTATGACAAAAAGGTCGTTGTTGTTGATAGTTACCGCCTGTGGGTATTCGTTGATTTTAGACATTGTTACCCCTCCTTATGTCGTTGACTTGGTGTAACGGATAGTTACAAAAAGTATTTTTTCTGGGTTACTAACACAAGGGTAAATGTTAAACCCACCATTATTTGTTATACCAACACAACTATACTCTTCGTTATTTCGGTAATAGTCCAAATTACAATAAGGAGTGGCATTATCAATAGACAATTTGCCGTCAAACTCAATAATTATAATACCGCTACCGCTTGTGCCTAATACATCACTATTCCAAACATTATGAGTTAGGCTTATGTTTGTGTAGGTTCTCTCGTATAAAGTCTTACCATCTATCCAAGTACCTACTACTTGCTCTGTGGTCGAGTAGTTGTGACCGCTACTACCGCCACCACTTGCAAAATCGTATATTGTGCCCTCTATTCCTAACTTGACAAGTGTATCTGTTGCCGTCCCTTGTGGGTTAGGCACTACACTTGAACCACTACCACCTGCTCCACCAATATTGATTATATTTGACATAGTTACGCCCTCACTATAACTCTTATTTGAAGATCAACAGACGGCGGGTTTTCTGCATACAGAGTAAATGACCCCTCTGTCTGTCCGTAGTCCATAAGGTTTGCACTCTGCAACGCCTTGTTGTTTTGGATATTAGCGGCACTCGTTGCCGGTAGTCCGAAAATCTCTTGATTGCTCGTTGCGGTAATACCCAACAGGTTTACTGTTATTGTGTTATTTACCCACGCACTAGCAAGGAGTGTGACAGTTTGAGCCGTACCAACAAGGCTAGTGTTCATTTGCGATATGCGAGACTCAAGGTTGTTGAGTGCGTCCGCGTTGAGCGGGTCGCCTGTCTGGGTAATTGTACCCTCGTCTCTTGTGACAGTTACAACCTTTGAGTCTGACGAGTCCTCAACATTAGTGATAACTCGCCTGTTTGGGTATTGACTCACTCTGTCTTGCCAATTGCGCGTAACAAATGACATATTATTCAACCTCCTTGGGTAATGTATTAAACAGACCCTCGCTCATATCTTCACCAACATATAAGCCGTGATCTGCATTCGCCGTCAGATATGCAGAATAACTAGGGTCTACCTCAAATGTTATAGTTACAGACTCGGTAAACAGAGGCGCGGCAATAGATGAACTAATAACCGCGTCTGCCGCCTCTATCGGTTCACCCTCTGCGTCATCTATCGTGTCGCCTGTTGCGTCCTCGATATAGTCTGTAACAGGTGAACCGCCCACAGGCAATAGACCTATATTGTCTGCCGCACTCTGGGTGTCATCTGCAAAGGTGGTAACTGTTGCAGAGTCCGTAAAAGTACCACAGGCAATAGCCGCCACAACAAAGAGCGGCATAGTATCTGTCGCCTCGATAATGCCTTTGAACGAGTCCGCACCGATAAGACCTTGACCGCTCAAACACGCCCTCGCAGAGTTAGGCTCTATCTCAAGTGTGCCGCCGTCAATTTCAAGATTTACTGTCCACAGGTGCGCCGCCCCCGCCTCAACATTACGCAGATAGTATTGTAGACCGAGTATATGTAACCCGTCCTCGCCTATTGTCTCTGTCGGTGTGTAAGCCTCTTCTATGCCGTCAATGTAATAATGAGCCGTTATCACCGCCGGTGTGTCTGGGTCATCAAGAGTGACACTCAAGTTGTACTCATGCCACATTGTAACTGTGGTGTTCTCAAGAGTGGCAAACCTTATGTTTGTAATTGTTTGCTCGTCCTCGCCTGTCTCGACCTCAAAGGGTGCGATATTAGCGGTTGTGTAGTATGTAATCTTGTTCTCTTGTGTCTGTCCTTTGAGACCGCTTATGTCTTTGTCGGTCTTGCTCTGTGCAGAGATCAAGGCGGGGTTTTCACCAAACCCCAAGACAGACAGTTTGTCTATGTCGAGTGCGTATTGCATAACGACACAGTAGTTGTCATCTGCAATACCGCCTGTGAACTTGAGACAATCTCCAAGGTCGTAGGCGGGGTTTGTAAGCATAGCCGCACTATACGGCGTTGCTCTAAACTGTGCGAGTCTTGCAAGTATTCTCTGTCTAACCTCGGTTTTGACCGACTCTGCGCCGTATTGCAAAAACGGGTTTGCGCCTAGGTTCATTGTCAACCCTGTGTCTGGCAAGACATTATAATAACTCGTTGTGTTGTCTGCGATATTTACAACAGACAACCCCGTGTAGTAGGTCTCAAAGTCCGAGAACGCCGCACCCGTGAACCTACGCCCTGTGTTGATCGTGTCTACCTCGTCTTGAGTCGGTAGTTCTTTGAGATACAAGTTGCCGTCTCTGCCTATGAGGGCAAAGGTTGCATTTGCCTGTGCAATCCATGCTATAAGGTCTCTGTATGTCTTTACTGTGTCGTTAGGATAGAGACCAAACACAAAATCGCCGTTGCACAGACTCTCGCACTCTGCCTGTGTCATTCCAAGACCTACACCGCAGATAGTGCAAGAGTAGGACAGGAAATCAAACAGTTTGCCGCTCGTCTCGTTGAGATTTAAGGTCTTGTCAAATTTGCTCATATTGTCATAAGCAATCACAGACAAGCCGTTCTCTGTCCACTTTGCCTCTCGGACAATGTATGAGTAAGCCGGTGCGGGTATATACTCGACAGAGCCGCCCTCTACTTGCAAACCGATTTGAGGCACTATGACTTTACCTTGCCACTCACCACGCGTGACAGTTGACCTCGCATAAGAGGTAGCAAAGGTCAACTCTAGTTTGGATATGTAAACACCGCCCAGAGTAACCTTTGAATTCTCACAGAGTTGATTTGTGATCTTAAAAGACTTTGCAACTACATCTGATTGAGCAAAGGTCACGCCGTCTACTGTGCCTCTCAAAAAGTGCTTTTGTATCGGTTGTCTTGTTGCCGTCAAAAAGGCTTGTGAGACATTATACATAGTTGCCCTCTTTAGTTCTCAATAAAAGTAAGTTGCATTGTCCACAGACCCTCTGTCTGGGGTGTGTACTCGGAGTACCTCTCAAGGTTGCTACTTGATAGCCTTAATCTGCCGTTGATCGTCTCGCCCTCAAGTAAAAGGGTTGTTGAGTTCTCACCGCATAACGCAAGTATCTTGTCACGCCAAAAAGAGGTAACTTGACAGGTCATAGAGATATTGCGGCGCAGTAGTCGGGTCACACTAACAAGGAGTGTGCCGGACTCGCTAACCCCTTGTGTCTCGTTGTTCTCATAGGATATTGAGAACTCAACAGGGTTAGGCAGAGTCACACTACCTATTGTCACATAGCCTTTACCTAGCATTAGTTGAACCCTCCGCTTATATAGTTTTGTTGAGTCTGTATTGTGTTTAACTCGTTTGCGATAAGTTCGCCGCCGATATAGACAGGCGTTACAACTTGAACTGTGCCGCCCTGTCCTAACTGTCCGCTAATCTTGTCTAACTGTGCAGAGTAGTTAGGTTGTACCGCACCACTCGCAATAGTGCTAGACATAGAGTTGACCGCAGATTGCAGAACGGGCATTTGTTTTGTCATGCTCTTTGCGAATAGATCAATCATGTCAGAGCCGCTCTTGTCAAAGTCTGCGAGAGGTCCTTTTTCTGGCACAGAGAACCCAATATAGTCATCTACAAGACCCGCCACATAGTCAACAGTATTTTTAAGAGCCGGACAAGCATTGAGTACGCCGTCAATTAGATTTTCGATTAAGTCTGCGCCCCAAGTTACCGCGTTCTTTGCTAACCCCTCTCCCATATCGTCAAATCTGCTCATTATAGCCTCTACCGCCTCTGGTATCAGAGTTGGTGCGTTAGAGACTATCGTTGAGACTATCGTTGAGACTAGGGTAATTGCCGCGTCAATCACATCATCTAAATTATCCAAAACGCCTAGGACAAGGGCAGAGATTAAGGTAATTGCCGCCGTCAGTAGTTCTGGGGCGTTCTGCACAAGTGTTGTCTGTATGGTATTCACGACAGTAATTGCGGTAGAAATAATCATACTCAAATTGTCGCTAATACCATTGACAACAGTTATGACTATATCAAGTGCCGCCTGTGTTATGAGTGCGACATTTTGCGCAGACAACAGAGTGTCAACAAGAGACATAATAACATCAATTGCAACCGACACCACCTCGTCAAGATGATCTAATAGACCTGTGGCAAGAGTTAAGATTATATCTGTTGCCGTAGTGAGTATCAAATCAAGGTTATCTAAAAGACCTTGACCAAGTGCAGAGACGATAGACCCGCCCAACTCCAACACGACAGGCAATTGACCTAAAATCGCGTCTATTGCCTGTGGTATGAGTTGTGAGATTAAGTCGGTAATCTTGGACATATCGCCGTCTGCCTCAAGTACGCCGTTTGTAAACTCGTTCAAGAGGTCTACACCCTCACCCGCCAAATTATCAAGGACAGGTAAAAGGATAGTGCCAAGGGCGTTTTTTGCCGCCTTTGTGCCGCCGTCTAATCTCTGCAAGGTATCGTCAAAGTCTGCAAAGTCAGACAATACATCATCAGAGAGAACCGCACCCGCACTCTTTGCCTCGTCTGCATACTGTTTGAATGTATCAGACCCCGCCTCTATAAGAGGGTTCAACTCGGTGGCACTCTTGCCAAAAATAGACATGGCGAGTGCGTCTCTCTCGGTCTCGTTCTCGACCTGTCCGAGTGCGTCTACTACATCAAAAAAGACCTCTTCGGAGTCTCTCAACTCGCCGTTAGAGTCTGTGACAGAGACACCCAAGGCGGCGTAAGCCTCTGCCGCCGCGCCTGTGCCGTCCTTTGCCTCACTCATTGACTTGACACACTTTTTGAGTGACCCCGCTACTGTGTCAACCGATACATCTAATAACTCGGAGGCGTAAGAGAACTCTTGCAAAGTCTCGCTCGACAGACCCGTTATACTCGACAGGGTCAACATTTCGTCTGCATAAGCCGCCGCCTCAACTGTGCAATTAGCAAGAGCCGTAGTCGCCGCACCTATTGCCGCTACCGCCGCCGCTATTGCCGCCGCCGCTAACTCACCCGCTACCTTGGCGGCGTTGCCGAATTTCTCGAACCCGTCACCGGCAGACTTTGCCTCTTCGCCTGTCTTTTTTGCCTCGTCACCGACCTTGTCAATATCTTGACTCGCGCCCTGTGCGTCTACACCCAGAGACTCTAACTTGTCGCCTGTCTCTTTTGCCTCGTTCTCAAGTGATACAAGGCGAGACGAGGTCAACTGTATTTCTGCCTGTAAGTTGTCATACTCGCCCTGTGTGATCGTACCGAGTGCGAGTGCCTCTTTGGCTTTTTCTGCCGCCTGTTGCTCTATGTCTAACTTTTCCTTGGTAGCCTCGATAGACTTGTTGAGCAAATCTTGCTTTTGTTTTAATGCCTCGATATTTGAGGGGTCGAGTTTAAGACTCTTGTTGACCTTTGAGAGTGCAGAGTTGACCTCGCTAATTCTCTTGTTTGCGTCTTGTAGGCTTTTCGATAGTCCGTCAGTATTGCCGTCAATCTCAATAACAATACCCTTGATTGACTTGTTACTTGCCACAATAACCCCTCCTTGTTGTCACTACCCAAAAAACCGCCTTATATCATCTGGGGTCGCCAAGTCTGCCCAAGGTTGCCGGTCATTGTGGGTCTGTGTGAATAAATCTAAAACCTCGCCAAAGTGCAATAAGGCGAGGTCGCTAATAGTCAAATGAATAGATAATGCCCTCAACAAATAAAGAGCGGTTGTCATTTCTCGCTCGGAGGGCTTGGCGGGTTTTTTGCGTGATCTGTGGTCTCTGCATTGTTAAACCAAGTATTAAACACCGCGCCTGTTGTCTCGTCTCTTGAGAAATAGTCACTATCAAACCGCATTAAGAATGCGTAGTAGTCCTCAAGTTTTAGACTCATCATAGAGACAAAGTCTGTCTCCCTGTTGTGCATTTCAGACATGATGAACGCACACTTTGAACAAAGTTCAAAAATCTCAACCGCCGCCGTCTTGCCGTTCTTAATGTCTGCAAAACTCTTGAGCATATCACAACCAAAGGTGTGTTTATATGCAATAGGCACTAGAGCGGTTGCAGTTATGACAACCTCTGTGCCGTTCCTGTCAATAATCTTATTTTCCATTGTGTAGAACCTCGCAAAAATAAATAGACCCAAAGAAAACAGACAGGCGGTTTGCCTGTCTGTCTCTTTGAGGTTCTATGACAAGGCGCACGATATTAGCACCTTGTAAGCCTGTTTTTAAGAGGGCAGATACACCTCGGTGTACCACGCGTCATAGACCGCCTGTGTTGTGGTGTCGCCTGTGTGTGCTTGGACGAGATGATCTGCGTCAAGTCTGGGCGTTGCCGTGATAGTAACTGTCTCGGTCTGCACATCTACCGAGTCTGCCTTTGTCTGTCCGGCAATACTCGGTCTCGTCAGAGAACAACGATAGAGGACATATCTTTTGCCCGTGTTGTCACCTGTGAACTCAAATGCGAGTGCAAAATAAGTGACTGTGTTTGCGTCATCTGAACTCTCAAGGACAACTTTGTCTGTTGTCTCAAGTGTCCTGTTGAGAATAGACACCTCAACATCTTCGGGGATAAGTGCAGACTCAAAGTCGCCCTCATAACCGCTATTTACTCCACCCTGTGCGTAGACTCCGTCATCTGCATAGAACTTGAACGAGTCGCCCTGTGGGTCAAGTGAAATTGAGACCGCACCCGCCCAAGACTTGAACGCGCCGTATGAAGTAGTCCATTCACCCGTCTGGGGGTCGAGAGTCTCTGTTGCAATTGCGTATTTTACATTACGCAGACCAAACTTGATCTTGTTCATAATTGCTTTTCTCCTTTGTTTAGTTTGTTATGGTTATGTCATAGGACACTAGATAAAAGTTGCCGTTGTTGTCATAAGCGGCGGTCTTGGTGTAGGTCACACCACAGGACAAGAGGACATTATCTAACACCGCCTCAAGTGCCGGTGCGTAGTTTGCCGTGTAGAGTTCAACTGTGCAATCGTCAGACACCTTGCAATAGTTGCTATTGTCTGCGTATGCGTGAGTCTCGCCCTCGCGCTCGATAAAGCAAAAAGGCATTTTAACTGTTGCCGTCTTGTGCGAATAGAAAACACGCCCCCCAAGTTCTGGGGTTGCATTTATCGCATTGTATAACTCTGCAATAGTCATAAATTGAAATACTCCTTAAAGTAAAAATCTATTACCTCTGCAAGTTTTGCGTAGACAGGTGCAATATGCTTAAACGCCTTTGACCTCTTGCCTGTGTCCTCGCCGTTGACAGTTACAATGCGGTGTCCGTTCTCTAGTAGGTGTGTCAAGTTTGCGTGTGTCTTGTTGTAGACAAAATACCACTTGTGCCGCTTTTTGCTCTCTGCCTTATAAGTCCACCCTTTGGAGTATTCACCCCACCCGTGATCTAAAGCATTTTGCGCGACCTCACGACTCGCCCACTCTGCCGTCTCTTCTTTGGCAAGGTCTAGAGCCTCTGTCGCCTCATTGACTATGCCGTCTGTCACATCTGCAATCGCCCTCTTAAAGTCAAAGTACGCCTGTCCTGTTGAACTTGTTATACGTATCTCGCTATTTTTGCTACTCATAGTGCGCCTACTTGTCTTTGGGCGTAGAGTTCAAGACTATCAAGACCCCGTCTGTAAGTGCGATATATTGAGTACCGCTCGTTGTTGTACTCAACTACTGTCTCGCCCTCATAGTTCACAGGGTCAGTAGTAAACACAAACTCTGCCTCAAGTCCTGTCTGCCTCGCTTGGTAAAACTCACCACGACTCGCACTAGTGACCTTTGCAAAGACCTCTCTTGTGGTCTCTGTGAATATCTCTTGTCCGACAGAGTCAAACCCTGTGGGCGTTCTCTTGATTAGAGTAATAGTGTCATCTATTGAAAATGCCATAATTACCCCCCTCACGCGCCCTCTGTGCCGTTGCTCATTACTTGGTGGGTAAACCTGTCATTTATAGCGACAACGAGCATACGGGGCATTTCTGCCCCTGTCTCGCGTCCTCGCCACAACCAAATTACATACATAACGACAATGTATGCGTCTGCCGTTACTGTCTCGTCAAGGATAAGACCCTTGTTTGACAGTTCTGTCCTCGCATACTCTATGTCATTAGTTATCGCGCCGTCATAGGCGGTTGTTGATATACCGAGATTGATTTTAACAAGTTCAAGGATATTACTTGTTGTAGTCTCGTTAAAATTGATATTACCCACTATAAAAAACCTCCTACCTATGCGGCGTGTATGATTGATAACTAATTAACCCTCGCCGTCTGTATCGTCAGACGCGTTAGAGTTTGCGGTGTCGGGTGCAAAGGTTGCACTTGTTACGGGTGTTGCGCCGCCAATTGCAATCTCAACAAACGCCTCTGCAATAACAGGGAGTCCGTCATATCTAGCCGTACCCTTAAAGACTGTGTTGTCCTCGACAAACTGTACGTGTTCAGAGTACGCAATCTCTGTGCCCTGTCTCTCTGCGAGAAGATAAGTATCACCATAACCGGCAACAATCATATCATCTGCAATTACTGTGTCACCAAGGACAACAACCGCACCGCCGATAACGGGCATATACTCAAGGGGTGTGCCGCTAACTACGCCCTGTGCGTTGATAGATACGGACTCACCGAGAACCTTTGCAAAGGTTGTCTCGTTCATAGCCCAGAACTTAACGCCCTTGGAGTAACCTCTATTCTTTGCGTTAGAGAACGCGGCAACAATAGCCTTGAAAAAGTCAACGCCTGTGACATTTGCCGCAATAGTCTTGATATTGCTTGTGTGAAGATCAACCCAAGGTCTAGCCGTAGTCGGGTAGTCTGCCGGTGCGGCGGTCTGTGCAAGTCTTGTGACGATACCGAGAGGCATTTTAACGCCTGTGCCGTAGAGAATAGCCTTATCAAGTGCGATACCGATTGCCGCACCGAGACCCTCGATAATCTGTGTCATAAGATCAACATCATTGTCCGCGAGAAGTGCGTTACAAACAGGCACAAAACCTCCGACCTTGTAGCCGTCTACCTCAACGCCGTTAAAACCAAAGGCAAGTTCGTTGAGTTTGCCGCACATTTCCGTCCATACCGCCTCGGGAATAGTACCGGCTACTGTCTGTCTTGCCTTGCCGCTAACAGGGCGAACAAGTACAAACTGTGCGAGTTTTGAGGCTCTGTAAATCTCTTCACGCAGAGTCGGTAACATTACCTCGGGAATAAGGAGCGCACCGCCGCTAATGGCTCTCTTTTCAAGAGCCGCCTTTTTGGCTCTCTCAAGGAATGACTTAACCTCTGCATTCTCAACAAAGGTGCGCTTTTCTGCCTGTGTCATCTGTGAAAATCTCTTTTCCATTGTGTAGACCTCCTGTGTCTCTCTATCATTTTTTGTGTCTGCCGCCTCGGTCGTGTTGTCCTCGGTAGGCTCAACGGCTACTGTCGCGCCGTCCTCTGTCTTGTCTGCCTCGGGCGCGGTCTCTTCAACTTTTGCCTCAAGTTCTGCAAGTTCTTTTTCCATAGCCGCAATAGACTCCTTGAGTTCTGCCGCCTTTGTCTCGTCAGACCTCTTTTCTGCCTCGAATGCCTCTATTGCAGACTCTACCGCCTCGCGCTCGTCTGGGGTCTGTGCCTCATTGATTGCAGACTCAATTTCTGCCTCTCTTGCCTCAAGGTCTTTGCCCTCGATTGCGGCAAGTTCGCTCTTTGCGTCTGTGATCTTCTTGCGCAATAAGATTGCCTTTAACATGGTTAGCAATCCTCCTTTTTTTTATTTTCACCCTCGGTAAGTCTCGACCTCATAGACTCACGCCAAGCCTCAAGGGCGTTGCCGTATGCCTCCTTGGCTCTTGCCTCTACCTCGGTTGTCTCATAAGCGGGAAAAGTGCATACAGAGACCTCAAACAATGTTAGGTCTGTAATTGTAGTCAACACAGAGCCGTCCTCTCGGTAGGTGTCCTGTGCCTCGTCAATCATGAACCCGAACGAGCATTGATTTACATCACCCCTCTGAACTCTCGCATACAGGTCGAGTGCCTCTCTGTCGTTCGTATTGATAGAGATAACACCAAACAAGCCGTGATCGTCTGTCTTGAGTGACAAAGTACCCGCCGTTGTTCTGCCTAACACCTTTGAGGTGTCGTGATCTATAAGTGCGCGAATATCGCCGCTTATGCTCTTGTCAAATGCGTGTGGGTCTATTCTCTCGGAGTAACCCTCGAAGATTTTGTAGGTCTCGTCAAACACCGCAAAATAACCCGCAATCTCGGGGGCCTTGTTCTCGTCCTCTGCCGCCCTCGTCTCGATTGCACCTATTGTGCGTAACTGTATTTTCTTGTCCATTGTCTAGCCTCCTTTAGTCCTTGAGTTTGTTTTGATTGCCGCTCTCTGTTATCGGTATGAAGTTCTCAAGGCGCACAAGTTCGTCTAGTCCGTCCTTTGGCTCAAGACCGAGTCGGTCTCTAACCTCGTTACCTGTGATAATGCCTTGGTTGTAGAGACTGCCGTAAACAGATGATATTTCACTAATCGAATAGTCAAAGAGTGACAGGGTGTTAAACTTGAGATACCACTTGGGCGAGACAATCAGTTTACTTGTCATTTCCTGTTGTATCTCGGTTGCGATTGATCTAACTGTTGTCTGTATAAAGTTGTTCCACTCGTCCTTTTTGTATTCACCTACACCCAGACAAAAAGACGGCACACCGACAACGGCGGCGGCAAAGTCTTTAAGGTCTTTTACTGTGTCCGAGATTGCAAGGTCTTGAAGAGTCAAACCCTTTACAGAGGTAATCTCGAACTTGTCCATAGGTATCAACCAAGGCTCACCCGCCTTGCTACTCGCAAAGAATGACTCAAGGAGTTTGCGTCTGCCTTGTTCACTTGCGAACCCCTCGTCTGTCGCGTCAACCTTGATAATGACATTAGGTTTGTATTGCCTACTGTTAAAGTCATTTATCGTCCTACTCGCCTTGGCGAGAGAGTCAGAGACTAGGCGACCGCTAACCTTAATGCCTGTGCCTAGCCACAAGCGGTGAGGGTCTGGGTTGAGTCTAAAGTGCAATATCTCGTCCGGCTCATATCGGTTGCCGTCAATCGTTACATAGTAGCCGTTGCCCTCTGGGTAGAACGCCACGCGGTACGGCTCGACAGGCTCAAGGCTTGTGAGTAGTCCGTCTTTGGTGTGAGGCAATACAATTGAGTTGCCGTCACCATATAACAACAGGTTCATTACTACCGCCTCAATAAAGAGTTTGCGCGTGTAGTAGGGGTTTGGGTTTATGTCGAGTTTGTAGGACAACTCGTTGACAATCCTAATATCACCACCGGCGGTGTTAGACATGAGGTAAAGTGTCATATTGCCTATTTGCTCTGCGATTTTCCGACAGGCGGTTATTATCTCTGGGCAATTTTTGAGGCTTGTATATCCTAGTGCCTCGCAATCGTCAGACCAACTGTCAGAGTTGAGCCACGCCACAAGAGAGGCGTTAGGGTTTGAAATTGTCATTGTCTCGCGCTTTTCCTTGCGCCTACCAAATAAAGGCATTTTCATTACTCCTTTTTATGCAAACCAAGTCTTTGAGGCTTTAGGTTTGTTGTCCTCTTCATAGTCATTAAGCATACGCACACAGGCAAAGACCGCCGCGTCAAATAGATCAATCCTCTGACTCGGTCTCACCTTTTCAAATTGCACCATATCGTCTGTCTTTTCGATTGCTCTAACATTCGAGACGCAATACTCGAACGCCTCGGAGTGCAGATAATAAAGTGTTTTATCCTTTGCCGCCTTTTCTATATGTCTAAAACCCTCACTCTTGAGGTAGTAGTATTGCGGTTGGTCTACAATGTCAAACTTTGCCTTTGACATTTGAATAAAATACTCACGGGCAAATTTGCGGTCATGCCCGACACGAACGATATTGAACCCCCTGTCGCGCATTTCCTTAAACCAACCAACAACCGCGTCTGTGTTTACTGTCGGTGTGTTGGTCATTGTGAGTTGTCCGTCATCTTGCCAACCAAAAAGCGGTATGCCGTCCTCTTCTGCCTTTTTCGCCGCGTTCACCAAAGGGAAAAACGCGTGTGTTATGCAAATGTCACAGTTGCCCTCTTGGTAGTGACCATACAGACAAGCCGCCGTGAGATCGTGCAACTTTGACAAGTCCGCGCCGCCGTACCACTTGACAGGTAGTTTGGCTAGATCATCAAGAGTCCAAGAGTAGCAAACATCAGACCTCTTGAACTCTTCTATATCAAAGTAAGACCGCAGAGCGGTTGTGTAGACATTAAGAGAACGAGACAAGAAGTCTTTTCTTTGTTGTGGGTCGTTCTGTGCTTGTAGTGCCGCCGCCTCTATCTCTTCTGGGCGTATCGTTACGCCAAAGTTTGGGTTTGCCTTTTCATGCTCTAGAGGGTTTAAGTAGTCGCAGTTGCCGTTTGCGTCTACATCTGCCCTCGATACAAAACAAAACAAGGTGTCATCTTCGACAAGTCCGTCTAACACCTTGTTTGCATACTCTAGCCTCCGATAACAGAACGAGTTTTGCTCGTCACCGGCGGTGGTAATACCTAGCATAAGGCGGTTAGTATAACTTTTCATAGCCTCTTTGAACCTGTTATACTGTGCCGCCTTTTTGAATGCGTGTATCTCGTCTGCAATTGCGATATTACAGTTGAGCGAGTCTTGCAAGTCCGGCGAACTAGCAAGAGCCTCGATATAGATTGACCCCTCGGGTCTGCCCTCGGAGTCGGTGAACTCATAATATAATGAGTGTTCTGCGTTGTTGTCTCTTTTTCTGAATTGTCCTATTAAGCCTCGGACATTCAGAGAGTAGACAAGGTTCTCGAACGATTGTGCCGCCTGTTTAAGCGAGGCGGCGACTATGTAAAGCCTAGACCCGCTCTTGTGCTCTATGATCGACAGAGCAAAGGCAAGGGCAGATATAAATAAGGTCTTGCCGTTTTTTCTAGGTACGAATATAAAAGCCTCTTTAATGACTCTCTCTATCGTGCCTACATAGTAGAACCCCAACAGGTTATATACTATGAACTTTTGCCACGGCTCAAGTATTAAAGGCTCATTGACTAGACTTTTGCCGGTCAAGTCCTGTCCTTGCTTGTGGACTATAAACCGCTCAATTATATTGATTGCGAGGTCTGCGGTCTGGGTGCGTAGTTCTATATCTTTTCTCTTGAGCCACTTTAAGAACCTTGCGCACTCACGGCGGTTGTTGCCTTTTATAATCTTGCCGTCAACTACATCTTTTGCGTATTGTATAACCTCGTCTTTGTAACTTTTCATTGTCAACACTCTTGCATTAGGTCAGAGATTAAAGCACCTAGACCCTGTGTCTTTGCCTGTCCTATTGCTTGTTCATTTATTGCCCTTAACCCCTTTGGGGTGAGTCCTAGTTCTCGCCAATAGGTCAAGGCTTGGTTGTTTAGATCATCTATCACACGACAGACAGGGTTGCGCTCAAAGTTGGTCGCACCTATTTTGTTGGTGTGTTCAACAATAGCCTTGCCGCCTTGCTCGTTGTAGAAAACATCAAGGGCGGTGTCTCGTCTTGCTAGTATGTCTGCGAGAGTCTCAATCACCGCGTCAAACTCGGGTTTGTAAGTGCCGATTGACTCGGTAGACTCCTTGAGTAACTGTCGCCACTCGTCAATATTACGGCGCACAGGTTGCACCGCCTTTGCTTTTCGTACCATAGAACCCCACCTCTGAAATTTACCGAGGCGGTTGGATAGAGTCCTTTTGCCCTCGGTCTTTTCCATTTTGTTTATAAACGCGTAACAGGGGGCGGGTGTCTGTGCCTCGCCTCGTCTGCCTCGGTCTACTCTGTCGCTACCGCCTGTGTCTCTTGCCTGTCGCAGATTTTATCGACTAGACCGAGACACTTTGCCTTGTCCTCTCTCGTTAGTGTGATCTTGTTCTTTGCGGCGGTCTTTTCCAATAACCGCCACCCCTCATAAGAGAGTCTGTGACCTGTCCTGTCGTGTAACTTTTCGTGCCACTCAACAGACAGGCTAATCAAATTCCATTCTTTAAGCCTATACTCTGGGTAATACTCAAGAGGGAATATATGATGAACTACACGCGCCGGTCTAAACTTGCCGTACCTCTTTGACATTTGACATAAGAACGCGTCACGCCTCAAGACTCTATTTCTGGCATAAGACCACACACCGCTATTATAGAATTTGCGTTTGTCTGTGTAGGTATAGTCGCCCATGTCTAACCCCCAATAGAAAAGCACC